GTACCTGACCCGGACGAATATAAGCGTGTGTATGAAACTCGCATCGCAGCAAAAAAAGCCGGTGACAAAGCCACCGCGAACGCATTGAAACTTGTACTCAACACTACTTACGGCGCTATGAAAAATCCATACAACGCTTTGTTTGACCCGCGAATGGCAAACGCTGTGTGTATTTCCGGCCAACTATATCTCATTGACCTTATTGAAAAGCTGGAAATGATACCGACCTTTAAACTGATTCAGTCAAATACGGATGGTCTGATTGTTTCATATGACCGCGACGTCGAATCAAAAATCAACTATGCTGTCCACGCATGGGAGACACGTACTGGATTTACTATGGGCTTCGATAGTGTTGAAAAGATAGTGCAAAAGGACGTTAACAACTACATTATGCGCGGCGCAGACAGCTCGCTCGAAGTCAAAGGCGGTTATGTTTCAAATTATGGCGGCGGTGATTTTAAGAGCAAAAGCCTCGTAATTGCCGCAAAAGCAATCGTTGCAAACCTGCTTGATGGCACATCGCCAACAAAAACAATCACCGATTGTGATGATATTGAGCAGTTCCAAATGATTTCTAAGGCAGGTCATACTTACGACAAAGTTATCTGGATTAGTGCTGGGAAGGAAATCGAAGTCCAGAACGTTGACCGCGTATATGCCTCCAAAAACAAGCAATCTGGCACTTTATATAAAATAAAGCTCGCTAAAGGTGATCAAAAAGAACGCCGTGACAAGATAGCGAACTTGCCAATTCACTGTATTATTGACAATAAGAAGATGTTTCGCATTGAAGCAATCGACAAACAGTTTTATATTGACTTCGTTCAAAAACGCATCAATGACTACCTCGGTATCAAAACCGAGAAACCAGAAAAAGAAAGCAGGAAAAAAAGTATGTCAACACACAAATTAGCAACTGAAACCCCAGCACAGGAAACTCAAGTAGCAGCCGAAGTAGTCCAACATGAGATACCAATTGTCGGATTTGGCGCAAAACTCATGAAACTGCGTTCATCAATGGACGGTTTCAAGTGGGAAAAGGATGGCATCAACCGCCATCAGTCCTATGCCTACATTACTGAAAAACAGTATAAAAACAATTTCAAAAAGGCACTTGCCGTTGCCGGTCTCGATTTCAAAGCTTCAATGTCCGAATATCAGTATATTCCAAATGCGACTGACAAAATGAGCTTGATTGTAGCCAAATACCTATTTGAAATCATCGACCGCGACAGTGGAACCCGTGAAGTTTACCCTGCGTGTGGGGCTGGTGCGGATATGGGCGATAAGGGATTGTACAAGGCGTACACAGGAGCAATCAAATATTTCATTGCCAACAACTTCCTTGTTGCGGAGGGTGATGACCCAGAAAGCGATGTTGTTGAAACACAGCATGAAAAACCGAAATATACACCACCGGCAAAGCGTGAGGAAATCAAGGATAAGCTCTCCGACCAAGATGCACCGGCGACCGATGTGCAGGTCGAAACTATCGCAAATGGAATCGCCGCAATGGAGGATTCAGGTATCAGCGAGGATATTATACAGGATTATGCCGATCGACTGGCCTCGGATATGACAAAAAAGATAGCAGAGCAGACCATTGACGAGATTCACACACTTCTTGATAGTGTGGAAGCGGCATGATGGAGATTAAAAATCAGACCGTCAGCCTTTCAGAACCACCTAAAAAGGTAAAGAAAATCACCGGAACGCGGTTCGCAGCCATTCTAGGTTTGAACCCTTGGTCGTCACCGTTTGAAGTTTGGTGCGACATGACCGGCACCTACAAAATACCGTTTGAGGACAGTAAATACACCATTGCTGGCAAGGTTATCGAACCGAAGGTAATCGCCTATCTTGATGAGAAATATCACTATGGAAAACAGAGCAAGCGCGTTCTCAAGGACCCTGATGAATACTTCGGCAAAACCAAGGAACAGATGCACTTTGATCATTTCCCAGAGAATAAGGTGTTCGGAGGCATGTGGGATGCCCGTACCAAAACCATCGTTTATGAACTGAAAACTACCAAGCGAGTTGAGGATTGGATGCACGGCAGTAAGCTGGACGCTCCGATTTATTACAAGCTACAAGGCGCACTGTATGCTTATTTGCTCGGTCTTGATCGATTCCGTATGGTTCTCAGCGTGGTCGAGGAAAAGGATTATGAACATCCGGAAGATTTCGAGCCGACACCCGAAAACACCAGTGTTATTGACTATCGTATTTCTACCGAATTTCCACAGTTTGAACAGTACATCGAAACCTGTAACGAATGGCTCGAAAACTACATCACGACCCCGATTAGTCCAGAGTGGACAAACGGCAGAAACGACACCGAGATTGTCAAAGCACTTACGACGGCGCATACCTCACCCAAGGGCGATGACGACTCGCAAACCAACCGCATCACTGTAATTATGGACGAAATCGAACCATTGCAGGCAGAAATTGATGCCACCGCCGAGCTGATTGCTGACAAGGAAAAACGGCTTAAAAAGCTCAAAGAGCAGCTTAAGCCGGAACTTCAAAAGCAAATGAAGGACAGCGACAAAAAAATCGTCCTTGATGGTTTTGATTATTTGTTTGAACTCAGTAAAATTCCGGCATCAGGCGTAGACACCGATCAATTAAAAGCAGACGGGCTGTATGACACATATAAAAAGTCCGGCTTCACTTTAAAATTAACCATTAACAGGAGGAAAGTTTCATGATTAAAAAATTACAAAATAAGTTTCCAGTTCTACCAGAGGGTGAGCAACTCGTTTGTGTGAAAGAGGTTATTGACAAGGATTATGCCAAATTTGATAAACTCACGGTGGTCATCGAGGATGAGCAAGGGGTATCATGCAAGCTAAACTTCAATTTTGTAAAAGACGATGGAACCCATAACGATGGTGCCGAAACCGCGTATACCTTTATGTGCCGTGCGCTTCTTAACAATCAGAACGCAGATGAAATCGATACCGCTGATCTAGTTGGAAAATTCGCACTTGCAGAAGTTTCCCACACAGATGGGAAAAAAGGTGGCATATTTGCAAACGTCAAAAAGTGGACTGCTACGGATGAAACATTTGGTACAGCAAAAGCAGCAGAAAAGGCAGCACCCAAAAAGACAGCAGCCGAGCTGATTGCCGAAGCCCGTGAGCGCAAAGCAGCAGCGGCAAGCTAATGCGACTTGAAAAAACTTTGCAGGATGAATGCCTTGATTATCTAAATGCACGGCATATTTACAATGTCAATACACACGGTGATGCTTGGGAGCGTCGAGGTAGACCAGACATATATCTATGCTATTGCGGGCATTTCATCGGCTGTGAGCTAAAACGTGGGCTGGATAACCAGCCTACGGCTTTACAGCTTAAGCATCTTCGGGAAATTAGGGAAAGTGGGGGCATTGGCACATGGATAACGACGCTACTAGAACTGACAGACCTTCTAGGCTCTCTGGACCATTAAACAACCGCTTTTTGTATCTGCGTGAGGACAAAGCCCCGGTGTCGTGGGATATGTATGCTCTCGATGACACGGCCGGTTGTAAAACAGTCGGAGTTTTAATACCCGACCAATATGTAGTTGTTGATGTCGACAACATGGAACAGGCAGAAAAACTCATGCGGCTCGTGATCGAGGAAAATATAAAATGTCAGATTATGCAGACGACACGTGGAAAGCATTTCTGGTTTACCTCGACTGAAACGCTGAAAAACAGTACCAAGGTCATGACCGGCATCGGAATTCATGTCGACTATCGCTCATGGGGCAAACAGTCGCAAGTGTGTGTACGGATGAACGGTGAGTGGCGGGAATGGCTCACGGAATACGAATGGGGAGAGCTTGACGCACTACCACGCTGGTTACGACCATTACTTCAATCCAAGTGGAAGTTTTACGAAATGGGCGAGGGCGATGGACGAAATCAGGCATTATTCGATTATCAGATTATGTTGTCGAAACGTGGGTATTCAAAGCAGGAAGCCTTTGACGTTCTACGGCTTATCAATACCTACATATTTAAAGAAACAATGCCGAATAGGGAGATCGACACAATCTGTCGCGATGAAGCATACCCAGACCCGGAAACAACCGTCTCTCAATTTGACCCGGATGCGCCGTGGTTTGGTCCAAAGGGTGGATTCTTACACAATATTATGGGTGACGAAATCCTAAAGGAAATGAATATTGTGCGCTATCACCAGCAGTTTTATGTTTACGAGAACGGCTGCCACCGAGTCGGTGACAACGATGTGCCACATAAAATAGAGGTGCTTTTTCCAACGTCAACTATGAAACAGCGTGGAGAAGTTCTCGACTATATCCGCATTATGAGCCACCTCGAAAAGCCAACCCTTCATGAATATATTATTAATCAAAAAAATGGTCGATTGGATTTAAAAAAAGGAGAACGTATGTCACACACACCAGAAGCTCATGATTTTCAGCAAATTAATGCCTCTTATGACCCTACCGCTTACAGTGAACCACTTGAGAAAATGCTCCGAAAAGTGTTTCAAAACGATCAGCAACTCTATGATTTGTTCGAGGAGATGATGGGTTATTGCCTCATTAAGAATTGCCGAATGCAGAAAATCTTTATATTTTTCGGCGACGGAAACAACGGTAAAAGTACACTCCTTCGCGTTATTTGTAATTTTATCGGCGACGGTAATTACTCAACTTTGTCTTTGCAGGACTTAGAAAAGACCTTCCGACCTGCCGAACTTGAAAATAAGTTGGTCAATTTGGGTGACGATATTCCATCAACGACGATTAAAGATTCAAGTCTGTTAAAGAGCTTATCAACTGGCGAACGTGTTCTGGTCGAGCGCAAAAACAAGAACCCATTTATTCTTAAAAATTATGCAAAACTTATATTCACGACGAACAAAATGCCACCAGTCAACGATAAATCCTTTGGATTTTATAGGCGTTTGGTTCTCATTCCTCTTGATGCAAAATTTTCTTCATCGGACCCCGATTTTGACCCAGACATTGAGGAAAAAGTTACATCTGACGAGGCAATGAGTTATTTATTAAATATGGCAATTCGAGGATTTAAACGCATGATGAAACACGGTTTCACGGAGTCAGACAAGGTAAAAAAGGCAGTAGAAACTTACAAACAAAAGAGTTCACACACGCTGACGTGGACCGCCGACAATGGAATTGATGAGGGTTATTTGCTTTTAAAAAGTACGCGTGAATTGTATTATGAATTCAAAAACTGGTGTGCTGATGAAGGTATTGAAAACGTTCCAAAGCAGCAAACGTTCACCAGCGAGCTTGAAAAACAGTTTAATTTTATGCTTTCGCTACAAAAGCGCGAAAAAGGAACGACGAATAGAGTTAAGTTTTTTCTGAAAATAAACGAATAACCAAGAATGACAACGTGACAGAAACGGCAGCAAGCGTGCCAAAATGACAGTAAAGTGCCATAAGCCTGACGTCAAAAAAAGGCTAAGGTATGCGGTTTGTTATATAGTTGTCACGTTGTCACGCTTATTTGTCTTATGTTCTGTCTATAGAGATAATATATAAATATAAAGGGGGGAGTAAAAAAATAATAAATCATATAGAGAGAGAATAAAAAATGGGATGGTGACATTGTCAGTATGACATAAAAATTGTGGAGGTAAATCTGAAATGTCAGTGATATATATTGCGGGTCCAATAACCGGTGTGAAGCACTATCAGCGTAATTTCATAGCAGCAGAAATGAGATTAAAATTAGCTGGTTATACTGTTTTCAATCCAGCGAAACTTCCAAAAGGTCTTCCTTGGGAAGTATACATGCCAATATGTTACGCAATGATAGATGCTTGCGACATGGTTTACTTTCTCAAGGATTGGCATAAAAGTAAGGGTGCGTGTCTGGAATATGAACATGCAATGAATCACAGCTTAGCTGTAAATTTCGAGGAGAAAACCCATGAATAATGAATTTAAAGTATTGTTTATACATACAGAACCGTGTTCCGTTTGCAAAGGCTCACATGCCGAGTATCTCACTCGTCAGTGTTGCAGGAATTGTGAGTCTTTGCATAAGGCGATGATAAAACGTGGATTATTGATATTGCCGCATACAAGTGTGAAAGGTTCAAAAGTGATAACGGATATGGCATCGAGAATATCAGCTATGAAAGCAGCAGGGGCATCACTCAGGGAAATGTCAAATGCTACAGGTTTGGCGAAAGACACCGTGAGCAGTTATATTTGCAAAGCCAATAAAGAGGCAGGAACAGGTTATGGACAGGCAAAACGCAGTAGTTACAAGTTGACTCCAGATCAGCAGCAGGAGATCATACAATTAACAGCGGCAGGTCAAACGGATTCTGCAATCGCCAGTAAAATAGGAGTTTGTGCAAAGACAGTTTCTAACGTCCTGAAACGGCACGGTTTAGAACGCCATAAAGAGGTGCATGTATGACGGCAAAAGAATATCTTGAGCGATATCTTGATGCCAATCGTGAGATTAATGCCAAACTTGACGAGATTCAAAACTGGCGAGAACTTGCTACCAAGACAACACGGACGTTCGAAGGTGATGAGTCTGAATCAACTGCATCAATTGTCGCAAAGATTGTCGATCAGGATAAAGAGGTTAATCGACAGATTGATATACTGGTTGAGCTTCGACAGGAAATAGAAACTGTAATTCAAGCGATACCGGATCACAGATATAGGGATGTGCTGACAATGCGGTATATCAGCGGCAAACATTGGGAAGAAATAGCGGTGATTTTAAGTTACGATTATAGATACGTTTTGAAGCTTCACAGTGCCGCTTTGCGTGAAATCGAAATATGAACACGCAATGACACATCAACCTATGATATAGTATAAAGTGTCCAGTAGAGGTTTTAAGGTGTTAACTCAAATGAGTTAGCGCCTTTTTTTATTACTCAGACAAACCGAGGAACAGGTGATAAGAATTAAAGAGTTTGCAGAGTGGTTCTATAAGGGTAAAGCGTGGCGCAAGTGTCGCACCGGATACTTCCAATCACAACACGGCATCTGCGAACGGTGTGGCGGCGCAGGGCGAATCGTACACCATAAGAAGTACATAACACCATCGAACATCAACAACCCAGCAGTGGCGCTGGATTGGGCAAATCTCGAACTACTCTGCGATGAATGTCACCAAAAGGAACACCAAAAGACGCGAAATACGGCTGAAACCGTAAAATTTGACTCAAACGGTGACCTTATAGCCCCCCCACCCATGAAAATCCATGAGGCCTCGCAGAACCACGTACCCCACATTCATATACCTCGATTTTCCCTTTTGAATAAAAAAGGAGACAAACTATGAACTTTCAAACACTAAAAACCTCAGACTTACAGCCATCCGACTACAATCCACGCAAAGATTTGACACCAGAAGATCGCGAATACCAGAAAATTATGCGCAGCATTAAAGCATTTGGATATGTCGACCCTATAATCGTAAATTATGATATGACGGTCATCGGCGGCCACCAACGCCTCAAGGTTTTGAAAGACCTCGGCTACGAGGAAATCGAGTGTGTGGTTTTGGAGGTTGACAAAGATCAAGAGAAGGCACTCAATATCGCACTTAACAAAATAAGCGGCGAATGGGATACCGACAGACTGAAAGACTTGTTTGCAGACCTCGACACCGGAGCATTCGATGTGGAACTTACTGGCTTTGATTATGCGGAGATTGAAGCTCTCATGAATCAGACACCGGAACAGGAAGTGGTCGAGGACGACTTCAATATCGAAACAGCCGCCAAGGAAATAAAGCAGCCCATTACCCACAAGGGCGACATTTGGCAGTTAGGTCGCCACCGGCTGATATGCGGAGATAGCACCGATGCAGCCACCATCGCCAAACTCATGGGAGGCAAACAGGCTCGACTGATAGTTACAGACCCACCGTATAACGTAAATATCGAAGGCAGCACAGGTCTGAAAATAAAGAACGACAATATGGGCGACAGCGCTTTTTATGAAATCCTGCTTAATGCACATAAAAGAATGTTTGAATCAGCCGAACCCGGCTGCCCCATTTATGTATTTCATGCAGACACAGAAGGTTTAAATTTCCGTAAGGCATACATAGCCGCAGGCTTTAAATTATCCGAATGTCTTATATGGGTAAAGAACTCATTGGTTCTGGGGCATCAAGATTATCACTGGTCCCATGAGCCAATTTTGTATGGATGGCGTGAAGGTGCAGCCCACCATTGGTACGGCGAGCGAGATAAAGACACTGTGCTAGAAGACGCAATCAGCATTAGCAAACTCAAAAAGGATGAAATGGTGGCACTGCTCAAGGAACTTTTAAAAGGCCGCGAGAATACGACAATCATTCGTGAGGACAAGCCATCAAGGAACGACGTTCATCCCACGATGAAACCTTTGAAATTAATAGGTACCCTTATAAAAAATTCAAGCAGAAACGGTGACATCGTTCTGGATTCCTTCGGTGGTAGTGGCAGTACCTTAATGGCGGCAGAACAGCTTGGACGCACCTGCTATACAAGCGAATTCGACGAGATATATTGTGATGTGATTGTCAAAAGGTGGGAGGACTTCACCAATGACAAGGCCATGCTAATAGAGGGTGGTGAGAGCGATGCCGAGACAGCCGGTAACTGTAGCAAATAACAAAAAGCATTTGACTAATGCCGAAAAGCAGCGCCGAGAAAACAATGAGCAGGCAGTAAAACCGAAAAGGAAGGGCAAGATAGTCTGCCCAGAATACCTTGATGAAACTGCCAAAACGGAATTTAACCGGCTGGTCAAGGAACTTAAAGACCTTGATATCATTACGAGCATTGACATAACTTCTCTTGCAATCTGCTGTGACGCATACAGTAAATGGAAACAAGCAGCCGACTTTGTAAACCATACCGGCCTTTTAAAAGTCAAGGAAAACCGCTTCGGCGACAAGACCATTGAAAACAACCCGGCCGTCAAGGACGCGCTCCGGTATGGCGAGCTTTACCGCAAGATGGCAATTGAGTGCGGTCTGACACCCAACGCAAGACTGCGGTTGGCCGTGAAGGAAACAAGCGCCGGTGAGTCGCAGGACGAATTATATTTGTTTTTGAAAGCGACAACAGGTAGCTCAACGGACAATCGAACGAAATGAGAAAGGCCGTTGAGCGATGAACTGGATAACAAAATACAATACGGAGATTCAATCAGGCAAAGTGGTGACTTCGGCCCGCGTGAAAAAAGTTTATGCCCGGTTGTGCGATGAAATAAAAAACTCTAAAGGGCAGTGGAAATACAATGATGCCAAAGCTGACCTTGCAGTTAATTTCATCGAAGCGTTCTGCAAGCAAAGCAAGGGCGAGTGGATAGGTCAAAAAATAACGCTCGGTATGTTCCAGAAAGCGTTCATCGCAGCCCTTTTTGGTGTGGTACATAAAAAGACTGGTCTGCGGCGGTTTCGTGAAACCCTGTTTCTGATTGCGCGAAAGAACGGCAAGAGTACCATGCTCTCGGCAATTGCATTGTATATGCTTGTGGCAGATGGCGAAGGCGGTGCGGAAATTTACAGTGTGGCAACAAAAAAAGATCAAGCCCGGATAGTGTTTAATGAAGCCGTCAACATGGTTAGGCAATCCCCTGCTCTTAGCAAGCATTTGAAAAAGCGCAAAAGCGATATATATTTTCCGTTGACATTTTCCAAGATGGAAGCCCTCGCTTCTGATAGCAACAGCCTAGATGGTCTCAACAGCCACTGTGTCATAATCGATGAACTCCACGCAATCAAGGATCGCAACCTTTATGAGGTTATGAAACAGAGCATGAGTGCCAGACGGCAGCCGCTTCTAGTTATGATTACCACAAGTGGTACAGTACGCGAGTGTATTTATGATGATATGTATTCCTACGCTGTAAAAATTGCTGACGGACTCGTCCAAGATGATCAGTTTCTTCCTATATTATACGAGTTGGACGACCGTAGCGAATGGACAGATTGGAAGATGTGGGGAAAGGCAAATCCCGCACTCGGCACAATCAAAAAACTTGAAGATTTAACTGCCAAGGTGGAGCGAGCAAAAAACAGCCCTTCTGATCTTTCCGGTATTCTGTGTAAAGACTTCAATATCCGTGATACGGTCGCCGGGATGTGGCTCACATTTGACGATGTGAACAATGAGACTACATACGAACTTGAAGAACTACGTAATTGTTATGCCGTCAGCGGCGCAGATTTATCAGCCACAACAGATTTATCATGTGCAAGCCTACTCATTATGAAAACAGGCAGCGACAGAAAATATCTGTTACAAATGTATTTCCTACCGGAAGAACTCTTGGAACAGCGAGTGAAAGAGGACAAGATTCCCTACGACAAATGGCATGAGCGTGGTCTTTTACGGCTATGCAGTGGGAACAAAGTAAATTACTCAGATGTCACTGCGTGGTACGTTGAGATGTTCACCAAATACGGAATTCGCCCACTCTGGAACTATTATGACCCTTGGAACTCGCGGTATTGGGTACAGGAAATGATTGATACTGGTTTTGAAATGGTTGAATGCAGGCAGGGCAGCAGAACACTTTCCCAGCCTATGAAAGAACTTGAAGCCGACCTCAAAGCCCACAATATAAACTACAACAATAACCCAATTTTGAAATGGTGTCTTACCAACACCAGCATACTGCGTGATAACAACGATAATATTCGACCGATAAAAGGTAGGAACAATCGTCTGCGCATTGATGGTTCTGTAAGTTTGTTGATTGCATATTGCGCTCTTTTTGAGAAGATGGCTGATTACAAAGCAATGATGTGAGGACGGTGAAACATGGCGAAAGAAAAACGCGGCTTGTTTGAAACGCTATTTGGAGGCAGACCGCAAGCCCCAGCGCAGACCACCCAGCTCAAAATGCTCAACGCCTATACCCCATACTTCATGAGCTATTCGGGCGAACCATATGATAATGACGTGGTTCGCTCAGCAGTTCATGCCATCGCTAGCAATGCCGCCAAGCTCAAGCCCAGACATATCAGGCGAGTATCTGGAGCCATTAGCAATACCGATTCACAGCTTGAATGGCTACTCCAATTCAGACCAAATCAGTATATGAACACCTATGATTTCATTTACAAAACCATTACCCAATTGTACCTGACAAACAACGCCTTTGTTTATGTTATGCCCGACGAGATAACTGGTAAGCCCATGGGATTTTATCCACTCAACAGCATTGCTGTGGATTTACTAGAAGCAGTAGGCGATGATGAAACTGTGTATGCGAAGTTTTACTTTATGAACGGCAAGACGGTGGTTGTTCCTTACAGCGATATAATTCACCTGCGCCGATTTTATTATAAAAACGACATGTACGGTGAAACGCATAACACAGCACTTACACCCATTTTGCAAGTGATTACAACTATGAATTCAGGTATCATCAACGCAGTCAAAAGTTCAGCATACCTGCGCGGTCTTCTAAAATTTACCCAGAACATGATGAAGCCGGAGGATATCAAGAAGCAGCGTGATGACTTCATAACTGACTATATGGACATTACGAATAACGGCGGTGTTGCGGCGCTGGATGCAAAGGCTGATTATACAGAACTTAAGGGCGACCCAAAAATCATCGACGACAAAACAATGGGTCTTGTACGAGATCAGGTCTACCGCTACTTTAATATTTCCGAAGCCATCGTCACAAGCAATTACAATGAGGATCAGTGGAATGCCTTTTATGAATCTGTAATCGAACCGCTGGCAATTCAGATGAGTCTCGAATTCACAACCAAAGTCTTCAGTGACAAGGAACTAGGTTTTGGTAATGAAATAGTATTTGAAGCAAATCGGCTCCAGTATGCCAGCGCCAAAACAAAGATATCTCTGGCGCAAAACCTCGGTCCGCTAGGCATGTTCACTATTGATGAGCTGCGTGAGGTTTTTGATTTAGCCCCTCTGCCAAACGGCGAGGGCGCAAAAAGGATGCAAACCCTCAATGTGGTTGACGCATCCAAAGCAAACAAATATCAGGTAGGAGAGGATGATAGCAATGGCAACCAAGGAACTCAAAATGAACCTGCTAATCCAGCGGCGGGATATGGAAGTCAGGGCAGTAATGGAGCCGGAAACTGACACTCGCATTGTAGAAGGATACGCCGTGCGCTTTAATGAACCTGCGATGTTTATGGTCGGCGACACCGAATACCGTGAGATTATCGATAGTTCTGCACTCGCTAAAACCGACATGAGCGATGTGCCGATGAAATATAACCATTCTGATAGTTTTATGATTATGGCTCGCACCCGCAATAAGACCTTGCAGCTTATCCGGGATGAAAATGGTTTGAAAATCCGTGCGCAACTGGCAGATACAAGTGATGGTCGAGACCTTTATGAGCTTATAAAACGCGGCGACGTTGATAAGATGTCTTTTGCTTTCACCGTTCGAAAGGACGAGTATGACAAAAAGGCGCATACCCGCACCATTCAAGATATCGACAAGCTTTTTGATGTAAGCGCCGTTGATTTCCCCGCTTATGATACAACATCAATCAGCGCGCGGAGCTTTTTTGAGCTGGAGAGCGAGAATGAGCATAAGGAACTGGATAGGACTGAAGCGCGTCAGAGGAAACAGCAGAAAATTAGAACATTACTAAAAATGGGGAGGAATTAACAGTATGAACAAAAGAATACAGGAAATTGAACTCCGACTGGGTGCCATTGAGGGCGAGATAGAAAATGACGATGCCGACCTTGACGAACTTGAAATTGAGGTCAAAAGCCTCAAGACTGAAAAAGACAAGATTGAAAAGCGGCAGCAGATAGCAGCTGGCATTTCGAGTGGCACCATCGAGAGCCGAACTATTCAAAAGCCTTCTACTGCTGTCATGTTTGACTTTGACCGTGAATCTGTAGCAAGCGCACCTGAGTATCGCTGTGCCTACCTTAAAAGACTTCAAGGAAAAACGCTTAATGAAGTCGAACAAAGGGCGCTGACTACAGGCACTGGCTCGGCAGGAGCAGCAGTACCTACCACCACTCTTGACCTTGTCATTCAAAAGCTTCGACAGTTTTCCGTTCTTTTTCCGCTGGTTAAGGTTTCGTATGTTCCGAGCAACCTGACGCTTGTAGTTGCAAACGCTCTCAATTCGGCGACATGGAAACCCGAAGGCGTGGCAGGCACAGTAGCGGATGATACCGTAACTTCTATAAACCTCACAGGCTTTGAACTTATTAAGCTAGTTCAAATTTCAGCAGCGGCCGATGCAATGACCATTGATGCTTTCGAGGAATACATCGCAGATCAACTTGGTCGCCAGATGTCCATCGCCATAGAAAACTCCATCTTAAATGGCACAGGAGCAGGACAAGCCACTGGAATTCTCACTGGTGTCACATGGGATGTAACCAACAGCAACACCTATTCTAAAACAAACGGTATCGGATACAACGACTTCGTAGGCGCTCGTGCGCTGCTCGGCACAATGTACCGTAACAACGGCGTGTGGGTATTCAATGGTCAAGCAGAAGCAGCCGTCATGCTCATTAAAGATGGCTACGGCCGTCCGTTATTCAACGCCGACCCAGCAGGCAGTTTTCCCGGTAAAATTCTCGGCAATCCATACATCGTCAATGATTATTGCCCTGTAGATACCTTTCTGTTTGGCTGCTTCGATTACTATTACATGAACTTTACAAAAGCACCGCAGATTGATGTTTCAAGAGAAGCAGCATTTACAAGCGGCATGCTGACATATCGCGGTCTTGCGGTTGCCGACGGTAAACCCGCACTCTCCGAAGCATTTATAAAGCTCACCCGAAGCCTTACCTAATACACCGAAAGGGGATGTAGAAAATGGCTCTGCTTGATGATGTAAAAGACGCACTTCGCGTTAGCGATACCAGCAAAGACACAGAAATTGATGATCTCATAGCGGCGGCACAGTCCGACCTTATCCTTGCAGGTGTAGATCAGACAGCGGCGCAGAACACGACCGATCCACTCATCAAGCGAGCCATTGTTCTATACGCCAAAGCAAACTACGGCTGGGATAACCAAGAAGCCCCACGTTTCCAAAGTAGCTATGATCTTTTAAAAGCGTCACTCACACTTTCAGCTGATTACACTGACTATATCCCAACTCCAGAGAACACACCGAACACGTTCATGGGAGATGTGGCGGCAGATTGGGGTGACCAGTAATGAGAGTGGACCGTGACAAAAAAATAAGCATCGTGTCTTACCCGGCATCCGCTAGTAATAAAGACGAGTACGGAGCGCCGAACACGGCTGCTCCAGTTACCGTCGTGTCAAATGCGTGGGCGTCAATCTCCCCGATTTTCGGCAAGGAATATTGGCAGGCCGAAGAAGTGCAGTCAAAAACCACCACAAAAATAGAGCTTGATTACATAGACGGCATCAACCGAAGCATGCAAGTTATATACGGTACACGGACATTTGAAATTTTGACAGTTATTGATGTAAAGGAAATGCACAGAACGCTTCAATTGATGTGCAAGGAGTTAAATCCATGAGTGAGAAAATCAAGGGCCTCAAAGTTGACATTCTCGGTTCTGACGAGGTGGCATTGTTATTTAAAAACATTGACCTCATAAGCGAAAGGGTACTTGATGAAGCCGCACTGGCTGGTGCGAACATTGTCAAGGCAGATGCCAAAAATAGAGTGCCGGTTGACACAGGCGACCTCAAGAACTCCATCGACATCCTAAGAAAAGAAAAATCGAAAAATCCTAAGAAAAAAGCCGCCTATCAGATTGGTCCGCGCTACAAGTCCAAGAAAAATCCTGACGGTGTGAATTACGGGCTGTGCGTGGAATTTGGTCACAAGACCGCATCTGGTGGAACTGTTGCACCGCACCCTTACCTTCGCCCAGCGGTCGATAATAATCGCAGCAAAATTATGAGTACGGTTCTTCAAAAATTCTATGACGCATTGGGGAAGTTGTAATATGGTTGAAAAGTATTTCTATGCGCAAGTTTGCGCCTTCTTGCCGAAACTTACCGGAAGCATCTACCCAACCGAAGCACCTCAGAAAACGCCGCTGCCATACGGCGTCTACAATTGCACTGGGAGTTCAATGAATACCACTTTGACCACCGACACTCTGTTTAGCGAAACACTCCAACTCGACATATACGCCGAAACGTACAAGGAAGCCAAAGGATATTTTGATACGCTGCGGATTGCGTTTATGGGCTTCAGCGGTGACATGTGCGGCTATCCTGTCAAATGGGTAAAGGTAGAAAACGGAATGGACGGCTTTGAACCGGATGTATTAGAGCAAAAAACGACCCTCGAATTCAAAATTTATTATTAGGAGCGTGTACAAACATGCCAAACCTTTCTTATGGCACCTACTTGCAAATAGCTGGCGTAAATAATGTCGCGAGTTTGACAGATATACAAGGCCTCGATATAAAGACCAACACCGTCGATGTTACCAACCTCGGTAGCGCCGCGCTGTTCAAAGAATTCATGGCAGGTTTTAAAGAGGTTTCTGACCTAACCCTTACCGGCTTTTTCCGTCCAGACGATACACTCGGTCAGATGCAATTATGGAGTTTACTGAACAGTGGAGCTGTAACGGCCTTCTCTATTGTTTTCCCATTCGGCGCGAGTTGGAATTTCAACGGAATTGTAACTGGATTTAAGACCGACGCAAAGACTGAGGATGTAACTCCGTTTGATGGCACGGTCAAAATCACCGGCGCACCGACACTTAACGTGACACCATCCTCTGGACTTTCTGGTTTGACAAGCACGGCTGGAGCATTAACACCAATCTTTGCGAATGGAACTACATCATACACAGTAACCGCGACGACTCCGACCGTTACAGTCACCCCGACGGCTACAGGTACTATTACGGTCAATGGACAGGGTGTCACATCAGGCTCGGCTTCTCAGAGCATCAACATCACCAGTGGAGCGGTCACACCTATAACCATCACCGAAACAGACAGCGGAAAAGTGCCAAAAACTTACACCATTTATGTAGCACACGCCTAATTGAGATAGGAGAAATAATATGACGCAGGTAAAACTTGATAAACCCCGTAATTTAAAACTTGGCTTCAAGGCCATGATGACCATCGAAAAGGAACTTCATCAGCCGCTCGGCAAGGTTGACTTTAAAAATATCACGTTCGAGCAAATTGCAATAATCGCCTATGGCGCACTTACCCACGAGGACCGCAAGCTAACGCTTGAGAGAGTGGTGGATATTCTCGACGACTGCACCGAGGAACAGGTCACCGACCTCATGAACAAAATCGGTGACGAAATGGGTGAATCATTCGGAAAAAACCCGCAGCGGGCAGAGCTTACGAAAGTTGCGAAATAAAAACCGTAGTCGAACAGCTACGAGATTATTTAATGCTCTCTGCCCGCATCGGCATCACCCCGGAGCAATTCTATGACATGACACCGTTCGAGCTTTCCTGCTACACGGAAGCCTACAACGACAAACAGGATGAGTTACGACAACAGATAATTATTCAATCGTACATGACGGCATCGCTGTCGCGAGCTGACAAAATGCCATCACTTCAGAGCTTACTGGACACCGAGACTACCAACAGCGACACGACGGTAATAGACGAAAATGCGCTGCTTGAGGAATTACGACGGATGAATGCAGCGGCAGGAGGTGTAGAAATTGTCCCTGATTAGAAATATTGTGGTTAAAGTAGGTGCGGATATATCAGGTCTTTCCAGCGGCATGTCAAAAGCGCAAGCCGATATGAAAGAAAACATCAATGGTATGCTTGATACCGTGAAAACCCTCGCACTTGCAGGAGCAGCATCATTTACAGCACTTGCCGTAGCCGGTGTGTCGGCGGCCAGCAGTTTAAACGAAACCCAGAACATCATCAATACCACTTTCGGTAAAAGCTCTGCCCAGATTGACGCATGGGCGCAAAACGCCTCTGCTGCGTATGGAATGAACGAATCCTCGGCACTGAAATATGTTGGCACGATGGGTGCGATGTTTAATGGCATGGGTGTGATAAGCGCCCAAGCGCAGCAAATGTCCGAGAGCATAACTGGCCTTTCAGGTGATATGGCGTCATTTTATAATATGAGTACGGACGACGCCTTCTCAAAATTGCAAGCCGGAATTGCGGGTCAGACCAAGCCACTCCGTGACCTCGGTATCAATATGTCGGCCGCAAATCTGCAAGCATACGCACTTTCTCAGGGTATCACAACCGCATATAAAAACATGGATCAAGGGCAGCAGACCATGCTCCGATACAATTATCTCATGCAGGCAACAAGTCTCTCGCAGGGCGACTTTGCGAGAACAAACGGCAGCTATGCCAACCAAATGCGTGTCTTTCAAGCCAACATGGAGGATATGACTGTAGCCCTCGGTCAAGCGGTCATACCGATAATTCAAGCGGCTCTGCCGTGGATTAATATGTTTATGCAAGCGATTGTGAATGCGGCTACTGTATTTACCAAATGGGTGGATAGTATGCTCGGTCTAAAGTATCAAGCAACGACGGCAGCGATGGCTTCAAATTCCCTCGCAGATGCCCAAAACAACGTAGCTACTGGTATAAATAACGTGGCGGTGGCAGCGACAGCGGCAAAGAAAGCCGTAAGTGGTATCGACGAGCTGAACATTTTACAGAAAAACACCGCTGCAAGTGGAACAGGCACAGGTGCAGATACGACCCCAAGTGTACCCACACCCAGCGCCGGAACAGCGACACCAACGGCTATGAACGTAAGTGTCGGAATTGTTGGCGCAGGGGCAATCAAGGCGTTTAAGGCGGCGATGGCCGATGCGTGGCAGTGGATAGTCAAATATCAGGATGGCATCAAAGCGGTCGCAAGCGTCATAGGTGTGTTCTTTTTACCTGCAATAGCAAAGTCGATATTTGAGCTTGGTGTCAGCAGCGTCAGCGCATTTGGCAAAGGTATAGCAGCGATTGTTGAATATGGTGAGGCAGGCTGGGAATCACTCGCAAGCACCGAAGCGAATATCGAAGCATGGATAGTCGAAAAGGCTGAGATGATTGAAGATATATCCTTTAAGGTTGAGGACAAAATCGCAACGCTCGCAACAGCGGCGGCTCATTATATTATGAGCGGCGCACTGTGGGAAGATGTGTCGGCGTGGGTGGCTGAAAAAGTTGGGATTGTCGGAGATACGCTCGCCAAATGGGGCAACGAAGCGGCAACACTGGCACAAGCGGCAGCAACCAAAGCGGCGGCAATCGGGCAATGGCTACTGAACGCAGCGATGGATGCAAATCCCGTCGGTCTAGTTGTAATAGGTATCGTAGCATTGGTCGCCATATTTGTGACACTTTGGAATACAAATAAGGGATTTCGTGACTTTTGGATTAGCGCATGGGGCGATATGAAAAAAGCATGGGATGGATTCTCTATCATGATTACGTCAGTGTGGAAAACCACCCTTGCGCCGTTCGGAGACTTCCTAGAGACTTTGTTTGTTACCCGATTTCATAGCATCGTAACCACGGTTACAGGAATCATCAGTAGCATCAAGGACGTATTCAATGGTCTTGTTGACTTTTTCACCGGCGTATTTACGGGCAATTGGAAAAAGGCGTTTCAAGGAATCAGCGAGGTAGCCGGTGGTGTGTTTAGCGGCATCGGAATCATAATAAAAGCACCACTTAACGTTGTGATTGACGGCATAAATACAATGCTCGCGGGGGTAAACGGTATAGCGGGTATGGCGAGCAAAATTCCCGGTTTGTCTTTCCTCAAGGGTGCGACCATTCCACAAATACCGAAGCTCGCACAAGGCGGCATCATCGACAAGCCGACTGTTGCCATGATTGGTGAAGCTGGTACAGAAGCCGTCGTACCACTGAAAAACACAGGATTTATAAACACCTTGGCGACGGCGGTAGCAAGTGCAGTGCAGGGCGGCGGTAAAGCAGGAAGCAATGGCGATATCAACGTGACGTTGCAGATTGATGGTAATGTTTTCGGCAAACTGTGTGTCAAGGCGATTAATGCCCAGACACGGAAGCTCGGCGTCAATCCCCTGTATATTTAAATAGGAAAGAAATGATATAACTATGGCTGTTTTAGTTATTAACGGCGTAGCCATAAGCCCAGACCCGGCACAGTTTCAGTGGGTGCTGACGGATCTATCCTCGGACAACAGCGGTCGAAGCGCCAACGGCACAATGATGAAGGACCGCATAGCTCAAAAGGTTAAAATATCACCGCAGTGGGCATTTTTATCTCAGGCACAAGCATCAACTCTTCTACAGGCACTAAATGCAAATATCTTCTTCACAGTAACCTATCCAGACCCAATGCAAGGCACAAGTGTGACGAACACCTTTTATGTTGGCGACAGGACTGTTCCTATGTTTTCATATCAAAATGGTGTCGCAGGCTGGGAAAACGTCGCGTTTGATCTGATTCAGGAATGAGGGAGGTGGCGTAAATGTACGGCGTTTCAAGTAACTTTTTAACGGCGATTCAGCAAAGCGGTCGAATGCTAAGGTCTCAAGCCACCGTGACCAAAACAGGATATACGACGCTAAACCTCGACGATTCAAGCATTATGTCAATCAGCCAGACGGCAACCACCCTCAGCGGCGAGGATTTCGAGATTGGTACGGTTTGCTCGGCAGAGCTTGATATGGAAATAAACAACATCAGCGGCAACTTTTCAACCGCAGCGTTTCAAGGTGCGACTGTGACTGCCTCAATTGCCGTGCAGCGCGCAGACCTCACATATGAATACTGTCCACTCGGTGTGTTTTATGTCGATACCGTAGCCAAGACCGAAACTAGCATCATGATCAAATGCTACGATGCGATTGTCCTCATGGAAGCCCTGTACCAGTCAACGTTGACATATCCGAAAACACTGCTTCAAATTGCGCAGGACATTGCTACCAAAGCAGGACTGACCCTGACAAATACCAACTTCCCAAACGCATCGTTCAGTGTGGCTAAAGCACCAAATCTCGCGGGCGTGACCTTGAGGTCGGCTCTCTCATGGGTGGCTGAAGCCGCAGGGTGCTTTGCGCGGATAGACCGAAGTGGGAAGCTAGATATAAATTTTTATGCAAGCTCTGGGCAGATCATTTCCGCCGCCAATTACTTCACCCTGCTTCACGACGACTTAAGCCGAGCAGCCATCACACAGGTGGTCATTCAGCAGAGCGTCGGAGGCGCAAGCGTTAGCGCAGGTATCGTGGGAAATACCTACACCATAACTGGCAACCCTCTCCTTGTGAATAATCCAAGCGGCGCTTTGACGGCAATTTATACCCAGTTGCACAACTTCACCTACATGCCATTTAACGCCGACTGGCAAGGCAATCCAGCTTTTATGGCAGGTGATGCAATCACCATCACCGATAGAAATAACAACAGCTACTCGACCATTATGACCGAGTGCGACATTTCGTATGAAGGTGGATTAAAAGGAACGGCCACGGCGCTCAGTTTGACCTCACAGGCACAGAGCTTCACGACCGCCACGGCAGTAACAGACGCAGTCGACGCAGTGGTAGCAGGTCAGCAGACCATCACCAATTTACTCGCTGGGAATATCACGGCGACGAACATCGCAGTGGGCAGCCTTACCGCAAGTGTGCTACAAGCAGGAACTATCACAGCAGCCTCCGGTGTTATTGCAAACGCAGCCATTGGAACGGCGCAGATAGCGACCGGCGCTATTGGAAACGCACAAATAGCAACCGCAGCCATCGGAACGGCGAACATTCAGACCGGAGCAATTACCACCGCACTCATTGGAACAGCAACCATAACTACTGCAAATATCCAAAACGGAGCAATTACCAATGCGCTCATCGGCACCGCAGCCATCGGAACAGCGAACATTCAGACAGCATCCATTACTGACGCGCTGATATCATCGGTCGGAGCGAGCAAGCTCACGGCAGGAACGATAGACGCTTCACAGATAACGGTCACGAATTTAAACTGTGCCAACTTAACTGTAGGAACGATTAATGGGGTGCAAATAACCGCTGGCGCAATAGGCGCAACACAACTTGCGGCAGCAATAAACACCGCTATTACAACGGCTCAAACCACGGCCACTACTGCCCAGACAACCGCAAGCGGCAAGAATTCGGCATATTACGGTTCAACACCCACTGGAACGTTTAAAAATGGTGATTTGTGGTTCAACACGACAAACGGCAACCAACTAAGTATATGGAACGGAACAGCGTGGACTCTAAGCAAATTCGGAAATTTAGCTGTGGCAAATTTGGACTGCGGCGCAATAACCACGGGGTATATATCAACTTTGCTGATTGCCGCTGGAACGATATCCGCCGCGCAAATCGCCACAGGGACGATTACAGCGACGCAGATCATGACGGGAACGATTACAGCAACCCAAATTGCAGCCGGAACAATAACTGCTACACAGATAGCAGCCGGAACGATTACAGCTACGCAGATTAATACCACTGGACTTACAGTAGGTACGATAACCACATCAGGAAGCCCGGTAGTAGGTACAATCGGTAATTTCACCGATCCGGGTGGGTTTGCCTCGGCAGGATTCGTACTAAATTATTCGGGAACGCAGATGTTCTCCATTTTTCCAAATAGCAACTCCAACACTTGTTGGATGCAATCACCCAATGCGCTATCCATCACATCAGGAAACGGCATCTCCATATTTTCAAACAACAATCAGCCATGCCAAATTGTGTGTACCACTTGGGTGGGCGGCACAACTAGCAATTGGGTATCGCTCACACCCTTAACCATCGTGATGAGTATAGAAACAGGAAAGAACACGTTCAACACGCTAACCCTGTCGTACACGGAGCTGACCTCCACTTGCGACATTGTAGCTCCATCATTCAATGGAAAACCATTTAGTGTAAGTGGTGTAAGATGGACCGTAATTCCCGCCATCGATGGCACAGGCGTCATGGAAATAGGCAAATTCTTAGACTTTCACGAAACGGCAGCCGATACAGCCGACTACACATCGCGGCTGTATTCAAACGGTGGTGTGCTTACAACGATGGGTGGTTTCACATGCGCGGGGCAGTTTACCACCAACGGCTCAACTTATCCGCAGATCATCGGAAACGGTACAATATTACAGCTTGCCAATTCTTCTGCGTCGACCGCAGGTGTAATTATTGAGGGTGGCGATTTAAGACCTGCCACAGATAATCAGCTAAATCTCGGCTCGTCCACTAAGAGGTGGGCAACGGTTTATGCCATCACCGGTACAATCAACACCTCGGACAGAAACCAGAAAAACAACATCAAAGAGCTGGATGAAACCAAAGCCGTTGATTTCGTAATGGCATTAAACCCCGTGACTTACAAGTTCAACACAGGGAAAAGTGGGCGCACCCACTATGGTATGATAGCACAAGACGTAGAAAATGAAATGACCGCGCTCTGCATGACATCGCTTGATTTCGCAGGTTTTGTCAAAACCCCAATGGATGAGGGCGGCTACATTTACGGACTGCGATATGAGGAATTCATTGCACCGTTAATAAAAACAGTGCAGTATCTCGCAAACAGAGTGAAAGAGCTAGAAAGGAGAACAGCACGATGACAGTAAACGAAGTTATAAACCTCAACTCACAAATTATCGTTACCGAAAGCGGCACCGACGGCGCTACAACTAATATTCCAATTATCAATCTTTATGCGACCTTTGACGGCACAAACATGAGTGCAAACGTCAGCACAAACACCATTGACACCACGAGGGCGACCGATGCCACCTATGCAGCCACAATCAAAGACCAGTATACCCAATTCATGGCGGCAGTTTCCGATAAGGCGACAAGCATCGGCTTTGTAGTATTCACCGCTTAATTTTAAGAAAGGGGCTTTATTTTATGTTTGATTTACTCGTCGCGGAATTCAAGGACAAGTTAGTTGCAGACATCAACGGAAGCCAGCTCCCCTCAACCGCCATCGCGTATGTACTACAGGACATGCAGCAACAGATATCACAACTCGTCCAACAGCAAGTTCAAACGCAGCGAGAACAGCGTGATGCAGAGCAAAAGGAGGTGATCCTAACAAATCTACCACCGGAACAAGACGGTATCGCAACGGAAGCGTAAACGAAAACGAATGGAGGAAAATATATGTCAACACAAACAGATTTTATTAACCTTATAAAAGCTGGTGCGCAGGATTCCCAAAAAAAGTACGGTATTCTGGCTAGCCTTACGATTGCGCAGGCCGCCGATGAAAGCGGCTGGGGAACGCATGTTATCGCAAACAACCTATTCGGCATCAAGGCTAACGGTTCTACCGGACCGTGTGTCACTGTGGGTACAAAGGAATTCGTGGGCGGCGAATACATCAACACTACCGCAACTTTCAGGGCGTACCCTTCCCTTGCCGCAAGTGTGGAAGATCAAGCGAGCTTCATTGCCAGCAATGCCCGGTACAAAAATATTCTACACATTACGGATGCTCAAAAAGCCTGCGAGCTTATTCAGCAGGACGGATACGCGACCGACCCGGACTACGCAACGAAACTCTATGACATTATAAAGGAGTACAAGCTGACGCAGTATGACACACCCACCCCAACGACAGCGCCCGTGGCAGCCAAACACACCGAAGCGGTAAAGCAAGGCGCGTTCTTTATTCGCAGCACAACGAACCCTCTAGGCGGCATCGTTGGCACTGCAAAAAGTGGTCAGACATTTATTACGACCATCCTCTCCAGCGGTTGGCGGCAGATCAGCTACAACGGCAGAACGGCATACATCGGCCCTGCTGCATTCAAATAAGCCCATAAGGTGGTAATTATATTGGAAAGTGAAATGAACCAGACGTGTAAAGATCGTTTTGACAAGATCGACGAGCGGCTCGACAAGGGCGACGGCGAATTTAAGGAACACGGAGAAAAACTCGTCGAACTGAAAACGGACATGGTGTATTTGACGAAATCCCTCGATGGTGTAACCAAGGCGTTATGGGCGGTTGCCTTTTCAATCGCAATGACGCTGCTCGGCTTTTTCATTTGGTACATTGAGAATATGAAAAAATAAGGCGGGCTAGATGGCTCGCCACATAAGGAATGGAGATTAAAAGTTATGAATCAGATTTATGTCAACCTTTTGTACGCGGCAATAACGGCAGGTGTACCATGCTTGATTGGTGGTCTGTTTACGGCAGTGAATCATTTTGTAGGTACACAAAAGACCAGTAAGATCATAAATACCCTTCAGACCAAGAGCCACCTTGCAACCGAAGCTGTACTTTTTGTTGAAGACGCATTCACCGCGCTCGGTGGCCCGCAGAAGCTGGAGAGTGCCAAAGTAAACCTAATTGGCAGACTCAATAACTGTGGCATTCCGGTTACGGAAAACGAAACAGATACGCTGATAAGAGCGGCTTTTCAGACGGTGAAAAGTGGGTTTGAGGCTGAGGTAAGTAAGGAAGCTGAAGTTACCGTTACTGCATAAAAATTGATATATGAAGAAAGTGCTCGTTGTTACACTTTGCATGAACTGTGGTTTCCGCTTTGCCCCGATGCTAATTTTGCACAATGCCTGAACAAAAGCTGAAATCAACAGATAAATCTTGAACCATATTCACTGCTAAAATAGCCATATCTTATTTCAAACAAAAGCTGTTCGTAGTCAAGGTTTATTCTCTTGACTGCGAACGGCTTTTGTTTTTTTTGAAAATCGATAGGATTTTAGATCAAAACTATTACTGTTTTCGGTAAAATAGGAATTGCGCAAAAGGTCTCCAAAATGTTAGCACCTCGGATGGCTTAGAAAAGAGCCATTGTCAGCACCTGAAATAACGGCTACCATTAGTTTGTTGAAGACTAAGGAG